ACCTTCGTTAACAACGGAAGCCTTCTAGCTGGAGGTGGAGGCGGTGGTGGCGGTGGAGGTGGCGGTCAAGGCGGTAACCTTTCCCAACAAACACAGCAACAAACTACAGGTCAAGACTTAAGAGGTTATAATGTTCAACCTGGCAACAATGCATTTGCATGGTTAGCTATGCAAAATCCAGGATCAGGACAAATAAACAATACACTTACTATGGGAGGAGGCATACCTCCAGGACAACAAGGAAGAGCTAGGTATGGTGGTATTGGTTCAAACAATGTAAATTTTCCTTATAATACTACATCTTATACGCAAGGTAGTAATACTTATGTTAGAGGTCCGTTTGTTCAGCAACGAGCTATAGGAGAAGCTATGGAGCTGCAACCCTTTGGACAAATTAATAATTATAAAATAGATAGACAATTTCCACAAACAACACAGCAACAAACACAAGTTGCAGGACATAACGGTGGTGCAGGTGGTGCTGGCGGTTTAGGCAGGGGATATCAAAATCAACCTGGAGGTGATGCAGGTTCAGGTGGTTCAGGTGGTTCAACAGGTCAAGCAGGTAATGGTGGTGCAGGTGCAACTGGAGGAGCTGGTGGTGGATATGGTACTGCAGGTTCTGCAGGTGGTACAGGCTCAACAGGATCACCTTCAACAACTTCAGGAGCTGCAGGAGGTTCAGGTGGTTCTGGTGGTGCTAGAGGAAATTACATTGAAGGTTTCTCAAATGTAACTTTTACAAATAATGGAACAGTGGCAGGAGGCACAGAATAATGGCAACATATAGTTGGACAATAAATAAACTACACACAAAAGAAATTACAAAAGATGGAACTACTTATACAGATGTAATACTTAGGGTAGAAGCAACCTTAACAGGAACAAGTGAAACAATAGGCAGTATTACTTCAGAAAGTGGTTTTGATTTAAGTATGAACACAGATAGTATAGATAGTAGTTTTACCGCATATTCATCTGTTACAGAAGCAAATGTTATAACTTGGGTTGAAAATACAGTTTCATCAGAAATAATGGCAAACGTAAAAACTAGTATTGAAGATAATATTGATTTTCATGAAAAAGTACATGGAGCTACACCTAAAGGTACAACTGACTCTGATGGTAATTTTACTGCATCTTTTCCTTGGTCTTAACATTTGACATATATCTTCATTTCTTATAAATTTATTTATAAGGTAGTAAGAATATGATTAATAAAAAAATTAAACTTTTAGAAGAAGACCACGCTAAACATATATCTTCACATATAAATTGGGCAGAAGAAACGCAAGTTCCTTTTACAAAAGAAGGTAAAAAAGAAGTTTATTCTGACCCCATAACTGAAAGTCTTTTGCTTTTTTTAAAGCCAAAAATACAAGAAACTTATGGCAAAGAGTTAGTTCCTACATATTCTTATTGGAGAACATATTACAAAAATCAATGTTTAGTACCACACAGAGACAGACCCTCTTGTGAGGTTAGTGTTACTCTTACTATTGATACCTCAGACAAAGATGCGGTATGGGGAATCTATGTAGATGGCACTGAATACAAACCTCAAATAGGAGAAGGTGTTATCTACAGAGGGTGTGAACAAGAGCATTGGAGAAACGATTTACCATACGATTGGCACAGACAAGTTTTTTTACATTATATTGAAAAAGATGGAGTTAATTACCCTGAATATGTCTTTGATAAAAGAGAAAATTTATACTTTAATATGTACATAGCTAATTAAATTGAGACTATAAAAATATGAAAAGAAATATAATAGTAGCTAAAAATGCACTATCTCCACAATTATGTGAACAAATCATTAGCTTACAAAAAAATGAATTTTCGGAAAAAGGTAGTGTTGGAGATGGTTTTATAAATAAAAAAGTAAGAAACAGCGAAGTTTGTTTTTTGTACGGAAGTGTTAAATATTTCGATATATACAAAAATATTATTGATTTGGTCAATAAAGTAAATAATGAATTTTATAAGTTTGATTTAGTTGAACCAGAAACATTTCAACTAACTAAGTATGATGAAAAAAATAAAGGTTTTTATAAACCACACGAAGATGGCGTCTATGACAATCCTGAAAGTCCTACAGTGAGAAAACTTTCAATGTCTGCACAACTTACATCGCCTGAATACTACGAAGGTGGTCAACTAGAGTTCCCAGATGATAAAGAAAAGTTTATATATGAAGATGCAAAAGAACAAGGAACAGTAGTTTTCTTTCCATCTTACTTAAAGCATGGTGTGCAACCAGTAACTAAAGGCATACGATATAGTCTAGTTAGTTGGTTTATAGGTCCTAATTTTAGATAAAGGGATTAAAATGGATAAAAATGAATTTTTAGAAAAATGTAAAGAGCAAAACTTTCATGGAGAATGTTATTATGCTGTATGGGATAACTTTCTACCATTGCAACAATTTGGTTTGTTAAAAGATTATATGACTTCTGAAATGGGATGGTCTATAAGTGGGAAAATAAATGCTCACGATGTCTCAAATGATGATTTTTATCTTGCCTCAGTTATATATAACGTTGAGAAATATGCTAAACAACAGTGGTCAAACGACAATAATATAGACCCATTCCTTAACTTAACATCTAAAATACATATAAATGCTTTAATGAGAATAAAAGCTAATTTATATTTGAGGTCAACTCACAATAGTATTCATGCTCCACACATTGATTATGAAGCACCCCATCAGGGAGCTTTGTTTTATGTGACAACATGCGATGCTCCTACATACATGGCAGATGGAAAAGAAGTAGAAGCTATAGAAAACAGACTATTGATTTTTAATTCAGCAACACCTCATTCAAGTTCTGCACCAACTAATGCTCCATATAGAATAACAATAAATATTAATTACTTCGGAGCAGGACCTAAATTAGATTACTTAAGCTACATGCCTAATTCTATACCTACGTTTACGTCAGATAATTATCCAAATGGATGATACAGAATTATTATTGTTTTCGGGGGGGATTGATAGCACAGTATTATTAAAACACTTTTTGCAAGAAAAGAAAAAAGTAAGAGTTCTTTATATAGAGATGGGTTGGGCTATCAGAACTCAACCAAGAATAAAATTACAGAATTATGCAGCAAATAATGTGCTTATGTATATGAAAGAAAAATACGGTAACTTCAATTATTCACAAGCCACCGTAATGACAAGTTTAAATGAGCAAGATGAACGTGCTTATTTTGGCTCAGACAATCAGTGGGCTGCTTTTTTTGCTTCTCAGTTTTGTAATAGTTATAATATAAAAAGAATATGGGCAGGACATTTTAGTTTTTCTGATAATCTTTTAGAAGAAAGATATGACCCTAATAAAAATTTTGGTATGTTATGCACTCCTGGATGCATGACTCATGAAAATTTTAAAAAGTATTTAGATATGGGAGCAGCTAGTACTAATCATAATATTGAATACTGTACTCCAGCTACTGTTTATAAAGGTACTGGTATAGATAGTTTTAAAAATAAAAAAGAATCTTGGGATTATCTAGAAACAGATTTAAAAAAATTAGTACGGAGTTGTAACTCACCTGATTGGCATTGTGATATATGTCCTAAATGTAAAACACACAAGAAACATGGTATTATAGATAGCGAAGGAAGACCTTTATGAATGCAGTCTATTCAATAATGACACCTACAAAAATAGCTTTAGGAAGAATTACAAAAAGCATTAATGAAAGTTTAATTAAAGATGCGAAAAAGTATCCAATAGAAAATATAAATCTGTCTAACAATAAAGTAAGGTCTTGTTTTTATCCTAAATTTATGAGTCAAATGGACTTACACGCAATTCAAGAATTGCAAGATTCTTATATTAAACCATATCTTTCAAATGCTTTAGCATCTTTATTCATAGATTGTACTAATTATACTACTAGTAAAAGAGAAGCTATAGAAAGATATCCAATAAGCATAGATATTAGAGGTTTGTGGGTAACTGAATTTGATGAGCAAACACATTTTGAACTACACACACATCTTTCTGCTCCAAGTTATTTTAGTTTTGTTTGGTATTTAAAATGTGATGAACATAGAAAAATTTTTTTCTTAGCAGAGAATAAAGAGCATGGAATAAAAGTTCAAGAAGGTGATATATTATTGTTTCCTGGTTGGATGCCACATAGGTCTTATGGTAATGGTAGTGTTATATGTTCGGGTAATATAAAGGCAGATGTTCACATCCCGTAAAAGTATGGAAAAAAGAGTAAACTTAAAAAATTTTATTATGTCAATAGACAATGTTTTAGAAGACAAAATTTGTGATGACATAGTTTGTAATTTAACTAAATCCACTAATAGTTTTAATGGTTGGGCGAGTAAAGGCAAAAGTCTTAACGATTTTTCTGATAGAGAGAACAGTCAATATAGATTAGACAGACAATGGGATGGGGAAACTGTTTTGCGTTTTGTAAACCAAACAGATGTGTTTTCTAAACTACTAAAAGAATGTCTTAATCTATACATGCATACTTTTATAACAAATTGTACACCGTTTATTGAGGAAGGAACTATAGATTATAGCATTTTCAAATTTCAGGAAACCCCTATATCTGGTGGTTTTCATAAATGGCATAGCGAAAACAACAGCGGTCCAATTAATGTTAAGAGTAGATTTTTAGCATGGAGTTTATTTTTAAATAATGTTGAAGAAGGCGGGGAGCTTGAATTTTTAAATTATTCAATGCGAATAAAACCTAAAAAGGGATGTATTGTTTTGTTTCCAGCTTATTTTACTCATGCCCATAGAGGAAACCCACCTATAAGTAATACAAAGTATATTGCTACAGGTTGGTACAGACATTTTTTATTTGAGGCGTAACGTGATTAATAAAGGGTTTAGATTTTGCTTTTAAAAGAATGAGACAATATATTCTTTCAAGAGTTGGTGATACTCTTTTGTTTTGGTAATACAAGTAATATTGAAATATTTTAAAAAGAATAGTATCATGGTGCTATGCCTATTACAGCTTTAAAATTTAGACCTGGTATTAATAAAGAAACAACGTCTTATTCTAATAAGGGTGGTTGGAACGACTGTGATAAAATTCGTTTCCGATTTGGCTATCCAGAAAAAATAGGTGGATGGGAAAAATATTCTGCAAATACTTTTCTTGGTTCTGCAAGATCTCTTCATGCTTGGGCAAATCTTGAAGGTGATAAATACCTTGGATTAGGAACAGAAATTAAATTTTATATTGAGCAATCTGAAGGATATAATGATATAACTCCTATCAGACGTAAAGTTGTAAATGGTGTAGTTGTATTTGATTTAGATGGATTAACAATTACAGCCATAACATCTGGTAATGGATCAACTGGTGAGATTGGTACTGCCGTTGTACTTGGTTCACAAGATGTACCTGTATTGGCAAGAAACCCAGACACAGGTGTTCTTTCAATAGCAACTGGAGAAGTTGGAACAGTTACAGTAGACATACCACCAACTGGAGCAAATTTATTTGGAACTGGAGCAACTGGAACTGTAA